AACTTTACTATACTTAAATCTTCCACCAAACGAATTTAAATTTGGAGATTTTGCATAGGTTGTAAGTGAATTCTTGACCTTAGTTTTTAAATCTTCAACTGTTGATACTTGAGAATAATTATAATAAATGGATGAATCAATTTCGACATAAAGAACTTGCAGATCTATAACTTCTGGTTCAATTCCTGCGATTGTATATTGCTTAAGTTTGTTCTTGATTTGCTGTTTATTGAAATCTGAAACATATGTACCATTTTTTGGTTTGATACTAACCAAAACTTTTCCAAACCGAGGTGGATCTAATTCCTCTCCACCAATCACTGATACGGATTCAGTGTCTGGATAAATCTTTGTCTTGATAATTGCCTCATAATCTCTTCCAGTTACTGCTCTATATTGAGAAGAATAAATTCTTGGAGCAAAATACTTAATTGAATCAATACTCTCAATATCTGAACCATTCTGAGATTTCTGATTGGTTGTTACTGTAATTGTATTTGTTGGGACGATTACAGTATCATTAGCACTCTTTAAAGTTCCTGCAAAAGAAAATTCAGATACTCCATTTCCATTCTTTCCATCAGTCACAATGTATGTGACGGTAACAACTGTTCCATTTTCAAGTTTTTTACCAAATCTTCCATCTCCAAAGAAAATTTGATATTTTTCATCTTGAACTTCTTGAAGTAGATAGATCTCAGAAGTTGAATCAATATCAAAAATATTTTCTGCTAACTTATATTCTCTACCAAGTCCAGTATCACTTAGACCTTTTACATAAACAACAATTGTTGATGAATCAATATATGAGTTATCTAAAATAAATCTTTGATCTAATGATCCATCAACTACAAATTGCTTCTTTAAAAATGTTCCTTCTTTAATATTAATATTGTTAAATGAAGCCGTACCGTCTACAACTGTTGCTGAGACATTTTGTGGAGAAGAAAAAACGTAGGAAGTTCCATCTGCAGCACCAACACAGACCAGACCCGCCTGTAAGGTCAGTGTAGGTGTGCTTGCTGAGGTAGAGACGTTAAAAGAAACAAGGGCAGTAGAGGCGCTTCTGGAGCGAGGTACGTACCCAATATTTCTGGCTAGTGAAACAACATTTTCTCTAACTGTTGCTGAATCCAAAAACGATTCATTAACAACTAAGTTAGAATTGAATGCTGTAATATATGTGTTATACGCGAAAGTATCGATTAATACTGAAAAATTAGATCCATCAAAGTCAAAATCCGTAAATGTAGAATTTGCACGGAGATAATCTTTGATGGATGTTTTAATCTGATCAAAATCTAGATTAGTAAATTTAGTAAAAGGCATGTTATCTTGCTGCCTCTAAAATAAACGAATATTCTTGTGTGGGAAGTTCTTGTCCAATAATGTCGTATGTGACAGATATATTAAACTCATTTGAATCTGGAAATGGATCTACAGATACAAAAACATTTTCTACTCTTGGTTCAAAGTTTGAAATCGTGGTTTCAACCTGATCTTTGATTAAAGATGCAGTACCATAATCAACAAAATCAAATAAACTGGAACGAACATTTGATCCAAGAAGAGGATTAAAGAATCTTTCTGTTGGAATTGTTTCTACTAAATTACGAATTGAGCGCATAATTGCCCTTTCATTTTTCAAAACAGGAAGATCCTTAGTCACTGGATGTGGCTCAAAGGATAAACTAATATCTTTAAACGATCTAGATATCCTTACGACAGACATTGGACATAAAATTTCTTTATTTATTTATGTTCATTTCCAGGAAGAACCATAATTTGGTTCAGTTCCATAATCCCAATCATCATAGTCCTCATCATTTCTGATTTTTTCATGCAACTCAACTTGTTTTTTAAAGTCATGCTTTGGTGCTAGGTCATGCATTACTTCTTGAATGACTCTTTTTTGAGGAAGATCTCCATAATCTGTAACCAAACGATCTGTTCCCCACATATCATGCATATAATTTTTGTCTCTATCTACGGGTAAATTGGACATTTTAGCTCCTGTTTTAATGAATAAAACAGAACTTTTATAAAGGAGGTTGCTATCTCCTTGTTATTATTTAACGTTCTACTTCCCGAAGTAAATAATTGTCCGAATTTAAGTATTTGAGTATTTCTAGAGCAATCAAACGTGGATTTCCTTCCCCACAAGTGTACACATCAACTGCTAAACAACCATTTTCTGGCCAAGTATGACAGGAAACATGACTTTCAGCAAGTGCAATCACGACTGTGCATCCTTGAGGAAGGAAACAATGTGAAAAAGTGTTCAAAATCGTCATTTTTGCACGTTCAATGCCTTGTATCATGACGTTTTGAAGAGAATTTACGTCGTTGATCAAGTCAAATTGAACATCATACACCTCTAGAAGCAGGTGTTTGCCCATTGAAAATCGTTCCAACTCAAATTGTGTTAAAAATCTATTTATTGGATGTAAAAACCCTTGCGAAGATAGTCAGAATCCTCTATAAAGGTCATGTTTTGGACCTCATCCGTGTCCCATACGGGTATTGCGACTGAATTATTGTATCGAAAGTCAGGATTTTGGCGAAAATGCACTTCAATCAACTTATTTCCGATGAATTCACAGTTAATCCAGTCATAATCACCCTTTAGATTCTTTAAAATGTCTGGAAATTCGACATTTTTATCAATTTTTTCCCATTTTTTCCATTTATAGTAAGGATCAGATGAATCTCTTGTTCCTAATACGACTAATTTTGCTTCTTGATGATGAAAATCAACACTTAAATGCTCTCCTTCAAAGATTTCACACCAAAATTCACCTGGATGAAACATATCAGTGTGCAATTCAATCCATTCTTTACGAGCAAAACGCCCCATACCCAATAAATTCACCATTGGGCGGACAATATAAAAGTCGGATTGAGGTACTGTAGTCCCAACAGGACCACAAGTATACTCTAAAATCCGACTTAAGAATAGTTTATTATAAACCCAGAGGTCCGATGGATGTATATTTGCCCATTCATCATTACCGTCTAGGTGATAGGTCATCCTCTACCTTGACCTCTGTACTTCTTGCGAGCTCCATTGCGAGAAGACGCGGCGTACTTAGTTCCATTGCCCCTTCCCTGACGAGATTTTTTAGGCGGACCAGGAACATAAGATTTTACTTTGTAAGATCCGGTTGTTTTTGATTTTGCAGCCATTGATTATTCTCCAATAAAATTTCAGTTTCAAGATCTTCAGGGTTTGGAGAACCTGTCTGATAAAATTCAATCGACAGATCCTCCATAATATTGAAATATTCTTCCTCTGTAAGCGACGTATAAATTCTGCGCCCTTTGCAAAGAATATTATACCGTTCGTTAGACATACTATCAAATCACTCTTGATTTTTCGTGACCAACTCTAATACGAGGATCGCACCAAATTTCAAATCCTGCTTCCTTAGCATCCAAACAGAATGATACGTCTTCTCCGCACATATCCTGAACCTGACCCGATTCAAAGACCTGCATTTTAGGTGCAAACCATGGGTACTTCATCTCTTCATGCTCAAAGACACCGTTCTTAATCAGAACCCAACCAAAACCAGTGTAATCAACAGTAAATGGTTTACGACGCTTTGAGATGCTTTCAACGGTTTCATGATTCATGACTCCACCATTACCACGGAAATCATCTTCATCCAACCAATGAGCAACGGATGTGGTATGACCATCTTCTGTTGCATACCAACCTGCAGCAATATCTTTATCCATCAATACCAACTGCCAGAACTTTTCAGTATTGAATACAATATCCGAATCGATCCAAAGTTGCCAATCATATTTGAGTTTTCCATCCCAGGGAACTTGATCAGGTCCACGCAGAACATTTGCTCCAAGACACTTGCATCGTGCAAAGTTAACCATGGAAGAGTAATCTTGAGAGATTTGAATACTTGCTCCTGCCTGTACAAGATCGAAACAAAGTTGTACAAAGTTCTTTAAGTAAGTATATGAAACTCCTCTTCCAGGTAAACAGAATACGATGGATTTTCCACGTACCTCTGCTCTTGCTGCATCATAATCCCATTCTGTATCATTCGTTGATGCTACAGGTGCTTTTGCTTTTACGGTAAATCCTTTAGCCATAAGATAAGTTGTTTACTTCAGTATCATACTCTATTATGTATTTGTTGTCAAGAACTTCTTTCTGAGAGAACTAATTCATCTCCTTCAAGTGTTAACTTAATTTCAGTGTCTTCATACCATGAAAGATCATTGATGATTTGTTCTGGAATTATAAGGTAATACTCACCAGTAATTGGATCGACTTGCAGGGATTTAAAAATATCTCCGGAATTTTTTCTCATCTTTGTATTATAATTAACCTTTTTTTAATTTATATATTAAAATTAATAATCAACAACCAAATTCCAAATTTTTGTTTTCTTTCTTCTTGCTGCAGAAAGTGTACTCGCAATCTTATTAATTGGTAAATTCTTATTTTTCATTCTACTGTAAACAAAATCATAATGATCTTTTGCCCAAGATCTCAGATTATATCCTTTCCATACTTGTCCAGTAAGAGTATCTGTAATTGTGTATGATTTGTGATTTGGTTCAGAAGCATTTTCAAATCTACTGACCCATCTCAGATTTGTATAATGATTGTTTAATTTATTTCTGTCTATATGATCAATCTCAGTATAGTTGTCTGGATTTGGTATGAATGTTTCTGCAACTAATTGATGAATTGATCTTTTAATTTGTCTATACTTATTATTTTCATCCACAATTGAAATGTTTATGCATTCATACTGATGATCAATGTATCTTGGATTTCCTCTAAATGCTGGTTTTAGATAGATTAGACCATATTCATTAATCTCTCCATATTGTCCATTTCTATCATACTTTCCAGGTTTACGGTATGCCTTTCCATCTTCAGTAATATAATACCCAGGATACTTTGTTTCTTTCATATTCTCTGGTATGTTTACAGGCGGATAATTGTAAACTACCTTGATGGGAACTTTTTTTTCTCTGGGCGGTTTTTTCAGATAAACCCATTGTCCATTTTGTTTGATGTATTGATTTCCTTGTTTGTTTGTTTTGATTGTGCCTTCTGGATAGTTCATGATAGGATTAAGGTTATAGGATAAAAAAATTTGCGAAAAAAATTTTGGATTTGAGTGTATTTCAATTTCTATTTTACCATATAATTAGCTGCCTTTCGTAACACTTTATAGCCTACAGGGACCCATGGTTTTTATATCACGCGGGCGCCCCGCATCGGGCGGGGACGCGGGGGACTGCCGATCACGCACGAATAGCATCAGGACCCCACCTGCTCAACGAACTTGTGGAAGGCATGAGTCAGACCCACCGACAGAGTAGGACGCGAACCCGACCCACGGTGTGGAAGGGTCAGGCGCAACTCAGGTCGGCGGGGGCAGGTATACACCCGATGCTTCCCGCCCTCACGGCAAACCAGACCCATACGGTCCAGCTGGCGGCGGGCATCTTTGATACGGATGGGGGACATGGGGTGACCCGTGATCGACACGGGGCGATGTGGTTGAGAATATTGTAGCAGGGGCAGGGTCACCCCCACTGCATCTGGCGAACGTCGTTGCGGTGGACATCGGCATACTGCCCTGCCCACACGTCGGCGGTGGTGCCCCAGGGCGGGGTGATCTTGTTAAAGCTGGTGCCGTCGTTGCGGTAGGCGACCCAGATGGTCTGGCGGTCGGTGAGGCGGGTGGCGGGAGAGAAGCGCATCAGGTGGGTTGCGTGTGGTTGTATTGTAGCAGGTCGGGGGGTCACCGCCACCCCAGGAAGGTGGCGGGGTTGCCGTACTCCCCGATCACCACCCCATTGTGGCGGACCTCGGCGTAACCGTACTCTTCAGACAGGGAGAAGCACAGATCCCAGGCACGGTCCTCATCACAGGTGTGGTTCTCCCAGGGAGCGGAGGGGCAGATCACGTCGTAGCGCATTTGGTTTCCTTTGGTATGAAACCAGTATAAGGGGTCAGCAGAGCAGGATGGGGGCAGCGTGTGCCACCTATTCAACTGGCACACTGAAAGCGACCGAAGTTGAAGTTAGCATACGCAAAGACCTCACGATTCACCAGTTTGAACATACCGAACTCATTGGAGAGAACATAACCCTCAGCGTCGATTCTGTACAGCCTGAGGTATGCTGCAGGACCATTGTTGCGGCAGATGTGCAGACAATCCTCCTTGATCGACTTCACCAGCAACCACAGACGAATCAGGTTGATGTCACAATTGCCTGCAATGCTCAGTGCCTCAGCATCAAGAACAGCACCCGCTTTGATAAATGTGTTGAAGCACTTTTTGAGATGTGCGGCACCTTTGTTATCAACGAAGGTTGCAGTGGTTGCCATCTGGCGGGCGAAGTTGCAGACTTCCTCAACATCAGCGAAGGACGTTTGACCGTGTACAATGTATGCTTCAGGTTGCACGAACAGAACGTGATCATCGCTCTGCAGATTCACCATCAGAGGTTCTGCCCAACTGTCACGCAGATCATCATTCGCTTCGTACACAGTGTGCGGAGCAATGATAATGTTCTGGGTCACAATGTCCCCGAACTGATACGTAACCACGTTAGATTTGTACTCATTCAGACCACCGAACCCGATGAAGTCACCCTGAATGATAGACTCAGTACGGGGCAGATGATCGAAGCAGCAGTGCAGAATTTGTGCTACGTTGCCTTCGTAGTGTTGATCAATCTCCTCAT